GCAGTAGAATTACCGCCTAATGCAACTACATTAAAACTGAATGATACTATTGTATTAACTGACGGAACTGCTAATCAAATTACAATTGACGGCGGTGTGCCTTCTATCACTCTTACAGATGGAACAAATACAAATACGATTACTGCTACTGGTGCTGGTTTATCAAATACTTTACAACAAGTTTTAGACGCAGGTAGGACTGCGACTGGTGTAAATGCAAAAATCGCTCTTACGGATAGTGGAGTTGGTGGGTCAGCAAATCCTCAACTTTTATTGCAAAACTCAAATGCTACTGCTGGTAATACAAACGGAGTTTCAACTATGGAATACTATAAAAGCGGTCGTAATGTAGTTGCGAATGATGTTATTGCTTCTCAACGATTTAATGCTAATAATTATTTGGGAACAAAAACTCCTTTTGGTAGAATAGATTGCGTTGCTACTTCTTCTTCTGCTATTGCTGGGGACGACGGAGCATTAGATTTTTATACTTGCGTTAATGGAACAAGTAGTTTGGTTTTTCGTTTGAATGGTGCTGATAATGAGAATAATTCATTTAGACCATTTGACCTTAATGGTAATAATCTTAAAAGTTCAAGTGGTAATATGACGATAGAAACGACTGCTTCAAGTGGAACAGGAACTATCGCTCTTGCTCCTAAAACTGGTGCGGTTGTAGATATTCAAGGGGACGCTACTTTAACTGGAACAAGACAAACTACTTTTGGAGGTGGAACTAATATTACTAATGTTATAAACCGAACTGGATTGCTTATAAATAATGTTAATACGCAGAGTATATATCAAGACGCAAATTGCAATCTCGTTGAAACAGATACGCCTAACAATAGTTTATATACTAATACCAACTTACCGCAATCTCAAACTATAAGGAGATTAGAAATATCAAGTGGTAATGATATACAAAAGAACCAATCAACACTCGTTCAAACAAGATTAGATTATACTGATGTTGCAAGTGGCGACACAAGCAGTATCCGTTTAGAAAACGACCTTGCTTCATTAAATAATGTAATAGGAGCAAACTTTACTACTGGTGCTGGTGCGGTATTAGAAACTATTATCCAAACTATTCCTACTTCTCATAGACTTATAATGACGAATAATAATACTCTTTTTTCTACAACATTATCTACAAATCAACTACAAATAAACGATACAGGAAACAACAAATCTATTACAATTGATAATAATGCGTCATCAGGACAGAACAGAATAGATTTATTTAAAAACGACGGAGGTGGTATATCTTCAACGACAGGAGCAGTGAATACTACTTCAACTCAAACCCTTTTTTTAAATCATACCGATAATGCAAATACTAAATCAATTAGTATAGAAAATAATAGGTCAATTGCGTCAGCAATATCCTTTAACAATACAATTGACGGAAACGGATTTGATATTAATTCTAATAAATCCCTCAATCTTGTTTCTACTGATACTGGTGGGTCAGCACAATTACAATCTGCGAATGGAGTTCAAATTACAGGCGAGAATACGATTTCTTTACTTACGAATGCAGGTAGTAATACAATTAATTTTATAACAGGAACATTAAACTTTGCAGGGGCAGGATTACAAAGCAATTCAAGTGGCGGTAATAGTGGAGAACATTTGGTTATTACATTAAACGGAACTCAATATAAAATCGCTTTACAAAATGTTTAAAATATTTACCTATAATAAGAATGCTACAAGAAACTACAAGTTCAGGGCAGAAGATTTCCGTATTAGAAGAGATACTCGGCGAAAAGAAAGTCGCGAGAAAATGGTATGCAAAATATAAATGCTTATTTTGCTGGTATGTAAAAAAAGAATAATATGCATTAATTATATAATGGAAAACGATTGGTCGCAAGACATAGAAAGCGTATTAGAAAATATCCGTATCAATAGCGTTATATTATCCAAAGAGCATAAACGCAGATACTTTGCACTCAAAGAAAACCTCAAATACTACCGCCTCCCTGTAATCGTATTGAGCGGAATTAATAGCATAGTAAGCGTAGGATTGCAACCATATTTGGAACAAGGTGCTATTAGTATGATTACTTGCTTACTTGCTTTGGTTTGCTCTATTATTGGTTCTATTGAACTTTATTTAGCAATTCAAAAGAGTATGGAAAGTGAATTAATATCACAACGCGATTACTACCTTTTATCTGTTGATATATTTAAGACCTTATCCCTTGCAAAAGAACATAGACCTATACCTGCAAAAGAATATCTTGATAAATGTTATAATACTTATTGCAAATTAATTGAAAATAGCGACACATTAGCAAAGCGAGTTGAAGATAAATTATGTCCTTTACCAACAGGAATATTACCTCCGCCAAGTCCATCTGTTAAATTACCTGAAAGTAATAGCGATATTGAATTGAATATTAGGTCATAAATAATATATCTTAATTATATAGATGCCTATTATAGACGACCCTATATTATATAGTAGTGTGAAAAGGGAAGCAAATAACATATATGGGAAACCAAGTGCATACAAAAGCGGTTGGATAGTTAAGACATATAAACAACGAGGCGGAACTTACACAGATGACGGAAAGGGTAAAGACCTTAAAAGATGGTTCAAAGAAGATTGGGGAGATATTGGTGGCGGAGAATATCCTGTTTATAGACCCTTCAAAAGAGTATCAAGTGAAACCGCATTAACCGCGAATGAGATTGACCCTAAACAAGCAAAGGAACAAATTAGATTAAAACAAGTAATCAAAGGCGATGCAAACTTGCCTCCATTCAAAGCAAAAGGCGAAGGAATTAAAAAGAATATTTTGCAATATAGCGACCCTCAACAAGCACAAAGAAACGCACACAAATACCTCGGCAAAGATGCAGAGTTATTTTTATCAACCAAAAAGGAAAAGAAATATATGGTTCAAGTTCCAAATACTAATCGGTGGGTGCATTTCGGTCAAATGGGATATGAGGACTTTACAAAACATCAAGACGATAAACGCAGACAAAACTATTTAACTCGCACAGCAAAAATGAGAGGAGAATGGAAGGACGATAAGTATTCTCCAAATAATCTATCAAGAAATATATTATGGTAGAAAACTTTACAAAAGTAGCAAACTTAACAAGATTTTTAAAAGAAACCAATAATAATATTTGTGTATCCAATTATGCAAACTATATCTGTAATATTTCAAATATAGTTTATCCTGAAAATGATGTAATGTTTTCTACTTTTGTAAAGTTTTCTACCTACCCCTTTATATCACTTCTTCTTATAAACTCGCAAAGGGAATTAATCATATTTATTTAGATGGAATTATAATATTTGCATTTTATATAATGCCTAAACAGAAGGAGAATATCCGTCTTATTATTGAGGAAAACGAACCAAAGAAACGAGGTCGCAAACCTAAATATGCAAGTGAAGAAGAACGCAAGAAAGCAAAACGAGAACAAACCCTCGCTTCCAATAAAAGAAGAGCAATTATGAAAAAGGAACAAATGCAAGAAGGCAAAGGAGTTCTCAAAGATATTCAAAAAGGGTTCAAGAAAGTTGGACGCACAATTAAAAGGGGTGTATTAGGTGGAATTGATATAGTAGAAGATGTAGGCAAACAGGCAATCAAAGGCGTTGAAAGGGTTGCAAATAAAACTGCTGATGTTGCCGAAGATGTTGCAGGTAGAGTAGAAGATTATGGTAAGGCAGTCATTTATGGTCGTATGGATTATCCGCCAAAAGTTCGCAATATCCTTAAAAAATACGGACAAGAGGTCGTTAGTAGTTTAACCATTATGAGAACGCCAGTCCAAAAGGTTCTTACAGGTGCATTATCTCTATTTTCTTTGGGAAAGTTCGGTAAGCGTATGTCGCGGTCTTTTGACGAGTTGTTCCATCTCTTTTTGGAGATTAGAACAGAAAGCGGTAAGCGTTTATCGGTTGAGAAGAACGAAGTAATAAATATGGATATAAACCCTGCAAAAAGGGATAAAACCGAAGTAAAAGATGTAATAAGTAATTTACCGCAAGGTCTTACTATTGAAGAAATGTTAAATAAAACAGAGGAATATATGGGTAAGCGTAATTTCTTCTCTTACTCTGCAAAGGATAATAATTGTCAGGATTTCATAGTTGGTATTTTTAGAGCAAATAAAATTGGCGACGAGCAAGACATTACATTTATCAAACAAGACACAAAATCATTATTTAGAGATTTACCCTATTTACGCAAACTTGCAAACACTATTACGGATATTGGTGGTCGTTTTAATGTAATCACTACTGGAAGAGGTGTTGATGAGATTAAAAACTATGGCGAGGTTTTAGGACATTTGATAGAACATATTAAAGACCCTACCGAACCAATAGACCCTCGCGACTTCAAGCAATCAATCCAAATGATAAAAGCAATTGAAAAAGAGAAAAAAGGAATGAAAGGCGGTGCAATTGCAGACAAGGATTATATAGTGCAAAGTATTACTTTTGATAAGGATAAATGGACTACGCCAAATGCGAAGAAATGGTTAAAAGAACATCAATATAAAAGTCCTGCTGTTGATAAGAAAGAGAATGTATTAAGATTTAGACAAATAGAACCTGATTATGCAGAAAAAGAAGGATTTACTGAATACAGAACAAAAGATTTAGAAGATACTGGTATTTCATTAATTCTCGCTTATAAGAAAAAAATAATCTCAACAGATAATATAAGAATGGGAAGAAAACCTAAAATGTGTGGTGAAGGTGCTATACCTACGCAAGAATTAGTAGAACGAAAGCAAATGAAGCGAATGTATGGCGGTGCTATATGCTCTTTATGTAAGCATCATATAGATATGCATAGTGATAGCGACGACGAAATGGAAGGAGGTAAAATTAATATTGGTAAGGCATTTAAGAAACTTGGAAAGGATATAGACAGAGGTTTCAAAAAAACTATCGCCAAACCATTTGAACGCGATGTTATTAAACCAAGTGAAAAAGCATTAGTTCCTCTTGCTAATAAAGCAGGTGATTACATTACTTCAAAGAAAGGAGGTCTTGCAACTGACTTAATTAAATACGGAATACCTGCTGCCTCATCTGCTGTATTGGGTGGATTAGCGACTGCTGCTACTGGTGGAAACCCTGTTGCTGGTGTTGCTGCCTCCGCTCTTGGTTCTAAATTGGGTGCTATGGGTGCAAAGGAATTGCAAAAGGCAACTGGAACTGGAATGCGTAAAGGTCGCTTTGCAAAGGGCAGTCAAGAAGCAAAAGATTATATGAAAGCACTACGCGAACGCAGAGGAAAAAACTAAATGGGGACGGCATAGTTTCTCCGTCCCTATGCGAAAAAATAAAAGGAACTTCTCCTTATGAACCTTTACCTCCTGCAACATTTAAAAGCGAATGGGTCGTATCCAAGAAAAGTGAAGTTGCAGGTAGAGGCGTATTTGCGAAGAAGTTAATACCAGCAGGAACGAAAATATGTGATTGGATAGGCGAAGAAATGACTTGGAAGGCATTTACAAAGAAATATGGCGAATATAAAGAGAACTCCTTTTTAACTTATCCTATGCGTAGAGTGTGGCGTATAATTGTTGCAAAAGAGCGTCCTTACCTCACAAACAATATTACGAATTATGTAAATGAAATACCGCCTAATTTTAATGTGGAATTAAGAGAACGAGCATTATTCGCGACAAAAGACATTAAGAAAGGAGAAGAATTATCGCTTGAATATCCAAAGGATTATTTTAGATATTGGTTATGTGATAAAGAAGAAACGAAAGGTAGTGGTTTCATAGGAGATAAAATAGAAGGCACAAAACGAGAAATAGTAAAACAGATTTACGATATATCAAAAGAAGAAGCAATTGCAGATTTTCAAAAACTTAAAACTTTGTCTTGTGAAGATTTTGCAAATGGTAAAGTCAAAATGGGAAGCAGAGTTGGAGCAGATGTAGTAGATTATTTTACTGCATATCCAAGAATGGAAACACTCGGCGACAAAGGGCAGACCTTTTGGACTATGTTAGACAAAGTAGATGAATTGAAACAGAAAACATATATTAAGAAAATGTTTAAGCATTATGCAGACACTTCGCCAAACTATCCAACTATAAAGATTTGGTGGCGAATATTCAATATTTATTTTGGTTCTATTAATCAATTCAAACCTATTATTGCTATGAATGTTTATTGCAAATACAAACCAAAGAGCATATTAGATATGACTATGGGTTGGGGAGGAAGATTAATAGGTGCTTGTGCTTTGGATATTCCAAAATATACTGGGATTGATTTAAACCCTGATTTAGAACAACCTTATAGTGATATGGTTGCAACTCTTAAACCCTACACTTCTACGCAAATAAAGGTTATATTCAAAGATGCATTAAAAGTTGATTATAGTAAGATTGACTACGATTTGGTTTTAACTTCGCCTCCATATTACAACATAGAACTCTACAAAGGAACTCAAAAGCGAGATAAAGATGTTTGGGATAGGGAGTTTTACGAACCCTTGTTTAAGAAAACTTGGACGCATTTAAAGCGAGGCGGACATTATTGTTTAAATGTTCCTGCCGAAGTTTATGAGCGAGTTTGCATAAAAGTTTTAGGCAAGGCAGATGAGTTTATACCTTTATTCAAATCAAAAAGAACGGCAGATGAGAAATACAAAGAATATATCTATGTTTGGATTAAACGATAGTTAATATAAGTATTACAATTCATATAATATTAAACAATTATTAATATTATATACACATTTTAACTGATTTTTAAGTTAATTATTGATTAATTCTATATAAAGGATTAAAAAAATTAATTTTTTTAAGTTATTATACAAGAAATCTCTTATATTAATTGATTTTTAAGATTAATTTACATATAATTCTGTTTAATATCTTAATATTCGGTTAAATCTTCGTATTCTAACTCTACTTCTTGATATGGATTATTCTTATAAACCCTTCTCGGTTCTGCTACAAGATGGATTGGTTTTGCTCTGCAACTTACATCAGGATAATAGAAGTGCGAGTTTTCTTCTAAATCCTCAAACTCTATCCATAGAGGTATGAAACGCGAGTTGTAATGAATAAACATCTTGGTAAGCGTAGGTAGTTCTATTATCTCGCAATAAACGCAATCAGGTCGTCCGCACATTTATTTATAAAATATAATAATATAAAAATAAATGCCTAAATTATAATTCAGTTTATCTTGCATAAATCTTTTATAGGGATACAAAAATGAGGTTTTGGTTTATCAACAATCCCCTTACGCTTTGTCGTAATCATTTTAATCTCATATTTGCTAAAACGCTCCTTGTCGTAATCTGTGTAGTATATGCCGTCTATGAACTCAAATACGAAAATGTGTCGCTTGATGTCTGCTCTATTGAGGACTTTACTAACTGGGATAATTGTAGTAGGATATTGAGCGTATGTGTTTCTTCTGCTCTTCAACTCTATAACCACACCATTCTCACTCTCAAAATCATAAGGGTAATATTGGTCGCCATATTTGTCTTTGGTATTTATGAAAATATCATTAAACCCTGCATTTAAGGTTTGCACTATATTATCCTCTTTATCCATTCCAAGTTTTAAATCATTCTCTAAACTACGCTCCTCTAAATTGTTTCTTAATCCAACGCTTAACATTTGTTTTATATATTGCTAAAATAATAAAGATTTTAGAAATAAACGCAATTTAATATTAATAATTGCTTAACTATTCTAAAAATAAATTATCTACTTAATTATATATAATGGAAAGCATTAAGGAATATATTGCAGACAAGCGACCTAATTTGAGTAAATCCTCTATTAACACTTATGCATCTATATTGAAGAACCTTTACAAAAGAGTTTTTGGCGAGGGCGAAGTTCATTTAGACAAGTTCGGCGACCAAGTAGAACCAGTATTAGAACAATTAAAAGACCTACCGCCAAACAAACGCAAGACCATATTAAGCAGTTTAGTCATTATTACCGACAAGAAAGCATATCGCGATTTGATGTTGGAAGATGTGAGAAACTATAATAAGGAAATTGATACGCAGACCAAAACAGACGCACAAAAAGAGAGTTGGATTAAAGGAGGCGACATTCAAGTTGTATATGATGAATTGAAACGCGATGCAGATGCTATTTACAAAAAGAAAACTCATACTCCAAGCGATTTGCAACAAATCCAGCAATACATTATTCTCTCATTATTGGGCGGTATGCATATACCTCCAAGACGCTCAAAGGATTTTGTAGAGTTCAAAATCAAGAACATAGACAAGACCAAAGACAACTATTTAGACAAAAACAAACTCGTATTCAATACATACAAGACGGCAAAGACATACGGACAGCAAGTAGTAGAAATACCATCTGCACTAAAAAGTATTTTAACAAAATGGATTAAGACCAATCCAACTGATTACTTGCTATTTGACGCTAATTTAGGTCAATTGAGTAGCGTTAAGTTGAACCAACGCCTCAATAAGATATTTGATAAGAAGGTTGGCGTAAATCAATTGCGACATACATTCCTTACTGATAAGTATGCAAAGACATCACAAGAGAGCAAAGCATTAGCAGAGGATATGAAGGAAATGGGTTCGTCAAAGAATATGGCGGATACTTATATCAAACTCAAATAATTTAGGAAAATGCATACAATTATTTTTAATATAAATATTTATATGAAAAAATAATATAAAGACAATTTATAGATGATGACTATAATGGAAGGCGGAAGCGACAACACCGATATTTTAGCGTTTTTAGGAATGTTTTACAAACACTCCAAGACATACAGAGTAGGGTTAAACCAATTGAAGAACAATTACCAAAGATACAATAATACATATTATACTGATTTTGACTTTGCAGAATGTATGAATGCATTAGGGTTTAAAAAGAATAAGAATGATTGCTACAAGATACGCGAGAATAAGAAGGCAATTTGGGGCAAAGGAGGATTAATGAATAAACATTTGCAAGAAGAGGAAGTATAGGCGGTAGAAAACTTTACAAAAGTAGAAAACATTACACACTTTTTAAAAGAACCAATATAATCATTTTTAGAGTTTATAAATCTAAATATGATTTTGTAATTTTTATTTATAGTTTATCTTGAAAATCTTGTTAAGTTTTCTACTTTTGTTAAGTTTTCTACCATCTACATATATTTAACATCAACCGCAATTCTCACTCCGTCCTTATCTTCTTCAAATGCATTAATGCCTCCATTATTGTCTTGCGTAATACTATTAATGTCCGCAATAGTAGTTATTTCTTTTCGTAGGGTAGGGTCTTTGGATTGGAAAAAGTTTTTAAGGATATACTCATTCTTTAAGAAGTTGGTTGATTTATTGAGGTCGTCAAAGTAATCTAAAAACTGCTCTGTGTCTAAATAAATGTCGCCTGTTCTATGAGAAAAGTTATTAATGTAATGCAAATAGGCACAGCAATACCAACCACAAGCATTCGCCATTAGTGATTGAATATCCTTTGAATTAAATGGAACTTTCTTCTTTGTGAAGTTCATTATACGCTCCTTAACTATTTCAGGAGGAGGCATTCCAAAAGGGTCAAAATACATAGGAGCAATTGTGCCGTTTGGATACTTTGCAATTTGAAAACAAGTCCAATGAGAACCGCTATTAAGTGTTCCTTCTGCACTATATTCGTCTTCTAAATTAATAAAGTATGATTTGTTGTATTCTAATTTGGTTGGTAATTCGTCTTTAAAAACAATTCCGTCTTTGGTTGCAAGAGGAATAGACATCTTGTCGCATAAAGTCCTTATTTGACTATCTGTTAAACTCATAATATATATAATGTAAAGATTATATATTTTATTGCTAAACTATTATTTAATTGCCTTGTTTATATGATTTAAAGATATAAACCACTACCTTTCGCGAACTTTTGGTAAGCAGGAGGAAGTGTATGTTGGAATTGGAAATTAGCACCGAAAGGTTGTGAGCGTAGTGCAGGAGGTTGCGATGCAACTAAACCGCCTTGAACTCCAATAGCACCACCAGTTTTGCTTAATGGTCGCATACCTCTTCCAAGATATAAACCGCTTCCTGCTAATGCTCTTTCGTATGCAGACATTTCGTTTGCCTTGCGTTCAGCAACCGCTCTTGCATTAAGTTCTCCAAGTGCTTTATTAGTAAGAGCGTCAGTAAGAGATGCTCTTGAAAGGTCGCCCATATTAGTTCCAAGTTCGGCGTTTAATTTGCCTAATGCTTGGTCTTGCAAGTATCTACCAGCAAGAGAAGTAGCAAGTTTCGCTTTTGACCCACCAGCGTTGCTTTGGTATTTTGAAGGATTTGCAAGATAATCACTACCCATAGCAGACAAACCAGCAACGCCAGGGGCGATAAATGGTATGAGTTCAGGTTGGACTGCACCAAGAGCAGTTCCAGCGGTAGTAAGACCAGCAGTTAATCCTGCTTGTGCGAGAGGTAAAAACTCTCTTGCAGTTCCGTAAAGTTCGCGTTGTGCTTTCTTACCAATTGTTTTGCCTAACCAGCGGTCAAACTTCTTACCGAAAATGCCTTGACCTTCCATTTGTGTTGATGCTTCTTGGTTGGCGACTAATTCTTGCGGAGATAGGGTCAATTCCATACCCTTATTTCTGCTAAAAGTGCGAGAAAGAATATCGTAATTTGCAGGATTTACAATTACACAAACTCCCTCTCCTTCCATAGCAGGTTTTACTCTAACTTTATGTCCGTTTCGCAAACGAGAGATTTGCTTTGGCGACACCTTCATTCTAACGATTTTTGCTTCGTCCATTATATCTTATGTATAGATAAAAAATAATGGTATTTTGTTAATTCCTAAATAATGTATCAAAATGCACTAATTATGCTTTAACTGAATGTTAAGTATTTTAAACTCTTGCACCTGTTAAAATATCAATTGAAACATTTACTCCGTATTCAATAAAGCACCATAAGTCAAGTGCAGAGGCAGAAGTGTTTTGACCTACAACTTGGACGGATTTAGGGACGCTTTCTTCAACAGGGAGCATTCTTGATACATCAACATAGTAGTAGCAGTATTCCATCTCAAAACCTAACTGGTCTATCAAACCACTTGTAAGACCATCCACCATTCCTCCATTCACAGCATTAACTCCGTATAGTTGATTGATAAACTGCTCGTAAGAATATCTTTGAGTGTTGTAAATTGCATTTTGACCTGAAACAACGATATTGAAGTTGGTAAGCAAACAAAGAGGAGAAGTGCAACCAGTTCCAGCAGGGTCGTAAGGAGATTGATAAGCAGGAAGGGCAGAAGCACCAGCACCAATAATGTTGTTAGTAGAGGCAGAGTAAAATGGAAGCACTAAAACTGACTTGATATTTGCTATGCCGTTTGTAAGCAAGTTATTAACTTGTCCTGTGTTTGCAGGAACATTTGTAATTTGGTATTGGTAAATGTCGGTATATTTGATTTGCTTAATAGGGGAAGAAAGGTATGCCTGTTCGAACACAGGGTTAAAAGTGTAAGCAGGAACATACAAGTAGATACTACGAGCAAGTTGTCCCTGTTGCACTCCTGCGGTAGAGGCAATTTGACTATCCAAACAAACAGCACCAACGGAAAGATTTGCTCTATATGAAGCACCACCAAAGGTAGTAGCACTTCCGTTATTAGCAAGAGCAGATGCAATCATAATAGGGCAAACTCCACCAACAGCGTTGGATACACTATCAAGGGTAAGATTACCACCAGCACCAGCAGAAGTAAATGCAATAGTAGTGTTGTTAAGATTGAGGGTCATTTTCATAAAAACACCCTTCAATAGAGGAACAAAGTTGAAGAAGGAATGAATGTGTTTAAGATGAATGAAACCCATAATGGAGATTTGGAATACACCTTGATTAGTATTATTAACACCATCAACCTTTCTACTAATGTATGACTTCCAAAGCAAATTACAAGCAGAAGCAGGAAGTTGCTGTGCGAAAGTAGCACTACCACTATCACCATCAGGGTCGTAGTTAATGTATTGCTGACGAGAAACTAAACCTCTATTACCATTTGACGAGTGAAAAGAGTTGAAAACACCACTAACAATAGTATTGAAAGTTTGGTCGCTAAAATTGGTATTGTTGCAAACACCTATACCACTTGGAGAAACCGCACCTTGATAAGACCAAGCGAGAGGGTCGTCAGGGTAGAAACCCATAGTAGCACCTTGTGTCGCGACATCCGCCCAAGAAAGAGAGGTCATAAGTTTAAAGGAGTTCCACATATTACAGAAGGGAGTTTGCTGGATAATAGTAGTTCCGTTGTAATCAAGTGTGAAACTATGTATGATTTGACCGAACCAACTTTTAAGACCAATTGCATAATCGGCACTTGTTCCAGCAGTAGCAGGGTCAAAATTACCAGCAGTCGCAAGTGTAGAAGTGCAAAGAGAAAGCAACATAGGAGTTGCTAAATATGCCTCGCGGTAAGACATATACTTATTTGAGTTGGAGAGTTGTGATGTATCAATAACGGACTGATTGGAGTTATAGTTGCCGTTCTGATTGTCTAAAATATTCAACCAATCCTTCTTAATGAAGACATTTGGCGTTCCTTCTACCTCTTGTGATAGGTCAAAAACGAGTTTATCGCAGGACATCTTATAATATTATGTTAGATAAAAATATTATAAAAAAGAGCGGAATATGAAAATTGCTAAAAGTTCTAATTCTATTCCTTACAAATTAAACTTTATGTTTTTAATTTTGGTTGGTCTTGGAGGTTTAACTGCAAGGGATAAACTCTCCAACTTTTTACCTAAATGAGAAGACCCACCGCTCATTAGGGGATTTCTACCAGTAGTCGCGATATAATCATCTACACTTTCATAAGACGAACCTGCACCAGCACCTCCATTATTCAAGAGAACAGAAGCACCCTTGCCTTGTATTTTGCCTTTGGTATGTCTTGCAAGACCGCTATGTGCTAAATTAGGAACATATACTAAACTGCTTCTCGGCATTCTATACATTAAGACAAGATTTTATTATTTTGATTATTAAGTATCACTATTCATTACTTTTTTCCTTAAATTAATCAACTTAATAACATTAAGACAAATGCTATTAATATAACTAATCTGTTTTGTTAAATCTCTCTCCTTAACCTCTGTTGTTCCTGATTTCATATCATTCATCAACTTCGTTTGCTCCTTTTGCAAATCCTCGTAAATCTTTGTAAGGCGTTGTTCCGTAATGTCGTTCATAAAACTACTCATTCCTATATAATTAAGCAATATTTAATTTTCTACTAAATATTGTATTAATGCCTTATATTTATAATACTTATTCATATAAACCGCTTATTGTGATGTTAATTCACCAGCATCTTTTACGACCAAAACGATTGTAATACTGGGGTCGTTAATGTTAATTGGTTGCAAATCTGTTCCTAAAATAGTCAAACGAAGTTCGTTATAAGTTCCGTTA